TGTAAATCAAATCAACCAAATTTACTCAAGGCCAATTATGAATAATCTTCAAATTCTACAAAAATGTCGAGATGACATGGAAATTGGTGTAGGATCATCGTTTTATCAGAATGGCTGGAAGAGATATAGAAAAAGGTTCAGTAAATATCTAAATTGCATGTTTGCTGACTTTTCACGTTATGATCAGAATATTATTGAAGAACTAATGGTAATAGCATTTGGCTGTGCCCGTGCTTGTTATCCTAAAAGTGAGGAGATTGACAATACGTTCTTATATATGATGTCAGGTTTCATACATAAACAGGTGGCCATTCCAGGCAGATTCGTATATATGATATCTAAAGGATTGCCATCTGGAAGCCCATTTACTTCACTAATTAATTCGATTTGTGCGTGGTTAATTTGGTCCTATGTTTTTAAGTTAGTTAATATCAAAAATGTTGACCTTATGGTCTATGGTGATGATACTATAGCGGGTATTCCTGGTATACAGGAATTTCCTGAAAACATAACCGATATAATTAAAACAGAGTTAGGTGTTACCGTTGATCCCTTTGAAATTAGTACATTTACTAGCAGTGAGGATCAACATTTAAATGCTAACTTCTTGAAAACTTATGATTACTTTGGATTCCCTGGCAGGACAAAAGAGGACGTAATGGAATTGCTTATGTATCCTAAGAAATACTCTGTAAATAAATGGGATAATAGTTTTAAAATTACTGGTACTCTATACACTGGACCGGGAAATCCACTCTCCATAGATATATTATGTGAGTTCAGAGACTGGCTGAGGAATACATTCATGGCCAAGGAGAAAGTGTACCCTTTCAAGAACCAGAGGGGTAATATTGCGAAGAGGATCTCTATGAGAACTGCTATAATTAATTACTATAAGACACCGATTCCATGCATTGGTGATAAAAATAATAACATGTTATGGTGGTTGGAGAAGGAGTCTTACGCTAACTATTCTGGCGCTAATTGGTTACAGCGTATTTACTCTAGTAAATACGATATTGACCTATTACAATTAGCATGCAGTTAACGTATAAAGCTTAAGTTCATGTGCGATGTATACAACATATACTATAAAAGGTAGAGCTTATACCAAAATAATATATATACTTTGTATGCAAATGCCGTACATACAAAA